CGTTAGGAAATTCGATAAAGTTATCCTGTCCCTGATACCTCCAATAGTCTTGGGGTATGTTATGATGTTGCCTTACTTTTAATAGTGTTTGATATGTAGAAGCTCTTAATCTTTTTAACTCTTCTCTGCCTATAAACCATTTTGTTTTGGGATACCTTAAACAGTTTACTAATAACCATTCACAGCCTAACCATGATTTACCACCACCAGCAGCACCACCGTAAAGAGTTTCCTTAGTTATGCTATCATTTAGTTTATTGTATGCTTCATGCTGTTTTTTAGATGGATTTATATTAATCTCCATTAGGTAGGTTATAGTTTATTTTAATCTCTCCAGTATGAGTATTCTCGTTTTTGTTTTCATTAATATTTTTAAGGTTCCACTCTGAAAATTTACGCTCTATAATCCACGCCCATCTCTGCCATGCTCTATCATCATTAGAGAACTTTTTAAAAAGGTTTTCTTTTTGATTCCTTAGTGCTTTTTTTATAAGGGGACAAAACTCTTTACCTAAATCACCTACTTCAATAAATCTATCTATCTTACTCGGTCTTGCCATCTATCTGTTATATCATAATCTGGATTTTTTAACCAGACACTATCTTTTACTTTTTTTTTAACTTTTATTGATTTTAGGAAATATCTAGTTATTCCGTCATTAGGTATTTTCTTTGCCATTATAAAAACACTATTGTTTTCCAGTACCTCATATTGATGCCCTTTGTGATGAAATATATCTTTAATATTTAAGCTTCCTACTTCAACCATTTAACCTAATATAATAAAATTTAATTATTTTTCAATCTCTTGAACTATTAGGATTAATTCATTAAGCAACTTCTGTTGAGCTTCTTCATAGTTTTGACAGTATGAAGATTCAGTAGAAGTATAAATAGGTTTATGAAAAGTACCTCTAGCATATACTTTGTAATTGTATTGTTTCCCTGTTTTCTCAATCCATGATGTATAACCCCACCTTACTCTAAACCAGTTAAACACTTTGCAATATGTTATATTATCATCATATCCTAGTTGCCTTACTAAGGATAGCTCTTGGGAGGTTATTACATCATTCATGATTTAATTTAATTAAAAGAATAAACTGCTGCTAGTACTATACTTGATAAATTATCCTTTTGCTCAAATACTTGATCACTGGCTTTATCTAATCTGTATTCTAATTTTAGATTTAAATTTTCAATAGCATAATCTAAAGTAGTAGTAAAGTTTATAACATTTGCACCTGGAGCAATAGCACCTACACCATCATTAATCTCTGCAAAGTACTCACCTCTTAAACCGGCTGTTAATTTACCTAAGTCATACTGAGGATATAAAGCAACCCCATAAAACCCATCTTTATCAGTTTTGTTGTATGTATAATTTACTCCTAAATAAAACTTTTTAGATAAGTCATAACCACCTGTTAAATCTAGTTGAAAAGTAGGCTCTAAACTATCATCCTGTTTACCATACAAAGCGTTTAAGTAAGTACCTTTATATCCTAATTGAGCTCCTAAAGTATTAAAGTTTGTAAGGTTAAAATCAGTAGCATCAGTAGCATTTAAAACAGCTAGCATAGCGGTAAAATTTTCAGACAAAGCGATATCTGCTTTTAATCCTGAATGAGAAAAAGGACCATATGAAAACATATAAGAGGTTGAGTAATTAAAATTACCACTAGGGCTTATAACCTCATAACCTAAAAAGGTGTTAAAATTACCCATTGTGAAAGTAAGGTTATCGCTTGCATCCCAATAAGCGTATAATTGATTAATGATATTGGAACTACCTGTTGATAAAAATACTGCATCTTCACCTCTAGGCCCAAAAACTAAATCAGCAACAAAACCTGTATTTTTAGTATCATAAGAGCTAATAAGATTAAACATTCCTAAGCTAAACCCATTACCATTTGCAAATGATGTAGCTGGAGTTATTTCTGCATTTGATGTGCTTATGTTTCTGCGGTAATAAATATCAGCACTACCTTGTAATGATAATTTTGATTTTAAGCTGTCTTGAGCTGTAATAATTAAAGCACTTAGTGCTAATAAAATTGTAAATATATTTTTCATTTTTTTTGAAATTAAAAGAGGGGCTTTTAACCCCTCTAATTTATTAATGTTGATTTAATCGGAAATCAGGATAGGCACTCATCCCATGCTCTGCATTATCTAAGCCTTCTACCTCTTCTCTTTTTGATACTCTTAGCCCTATTGTTTTTTTAATTGTAAATAGAATTAAGAAAGCACTAATTAAGCAAAAAGCTCCAATGATACCTACTCCGGTTAATTGAGTAAGAAATTGACTACCACTAGCCATGCTCCCAAAGATACCTACTGCAAGTGTTCCCCAGATACCACAACCTAAATGTACTGCTATTGCTCCAACAGGGTCATCTAGTTTAAGTTTATCTAATAACGATACCGTAAATACAACCACAATACCACCAATAATACCAATTAATACAGATTCGTTTGGACTCATTAAATCTGCTCCAGCTGTAATAGCAACTAAACCACCTAAGATACCATTTAAAAACATTGTTAAATCAAATGTTTTGTCTTTAATAAAAGAAGTAACAGCAGCACCAATACCACCAGCCGCAGCAGCTAAACAAGTAGTAACTAAGGTTAGCGATGTTAATTCTGGGTCTGCACTCAGTACACTACCACCATTAAAACCAAACCAACCTAACCAAAGTATTAATACTCCAGCAGTAGCAAAGGGTATATTATGCCCTAAGATGGGTATAGATTTACCGTTTTTGAATTTACCAACTCTAGCACCTAACAACCAAACAGCAACTAAAGCTGCCCATCCACCAACTGAATGAACTAATGTAGAACCAGCGAAGTCATAGAAACCTAAGTTATCTAAAAAACCACCTCCCCACTTCCATGAGCCTACAATAGGATAAACTAATCCTACATAGATTAAACTAAAAATCATAAAACTACTCAGCTTAATCCTTTCAGCTACTGCTCCTGATACAATAGTTGCAGCAGTTGCAGCGAACATACCTTGAAAAAGAAAATCAGTCCACCATGTATAACCTCCTGAAGCATATTCAGCAGTCATACCGTTTACAGGTGCATCTATTCCAAAACCAGCGAATTTAAGAACTCCCATACTACCCTCTTCAAAGCCCGGATACATAAGATTGAACCCTCCTATGTAATAAACTAATAAGCCCATACAAATAATGAATATGTTTTTAAACAAAATATTAATTGTATTCTTTTGTCTGGTTAATCCAATCTCTAAGAAAGAAAAACCTAAATGCATGAAAAACACTAAACCAGTGCATACCATCATCCATACATTATTTACTGTTAACATTTCCATCTCTCTTTTAGTTTAAAGTTTGATTACCACGCTCTCCAGTTCTAATACGATAAGCTTCTTCAATGTTGGAAACAAATATTTTTCCATCTCCAATATTACCTGTTTTACCAGATTCAAGAATAGCTTTTATTGTTCTATCTAAAAACTCATCAGATACAACAATACTTAAGTACCTCCTCTGTATATCAGAAGTACTATATTCAATTCCTCGATAGCGTCTATCGAGTTTCTCATTACCAACTCCTGTACAATCCCAGTAACTAAAAAAAGTTACCTTAACTGCCAATAGAGCTGATTTCACATCATCGAATTGAGATTTTCGAATGATGGCATCCACTTTTTTCATAGCGATTTATTTAAGTTAAAAATTGATTACAAATATAATAAAAACCTTTTACAAATCTTTGATTGATTTACTTGTTTGATAGCCTATATCCTGCCTTTGGACATAATTTAAACCCCTTAATTCTGGGTTTTCTTCTTGTAGTTTTTGCCTGCATCTTCTAATGCTTTCTGTGTGCGGTAATTTACCTTGTGAAAATAATTTTAAAAAATCTGTTGCGCTCATTTGTTCAATTTTACCTTGCATTAAAAAAGCAAAATAATTAGAGATTAATCTAGAAACATTAAGGGCGTCTGATACTTCAGTAATTTTTTCTACTAATGTTCTATTACTTGCTTTAATAAAAATCTCTAATGTAATGTTTAATGATTCTTTGTTTGCTGCTAAATTTTCCATTTTTATTATTGTTTTTGTTGTTTGTATATTACAAATATATAATAATTTTTTAATACAAAAAACATTCTATTTAATTTTTTTTAAAACTTTAAAGATTGATTCTCTAATTTTAATTTATAATTCTCTTCTCTAAGCTTCAAATTTTCCTGTTTTAAAAGCTGGTTTTGATTTTTTAATTTTGTAACCTCATCATTAACAGTATCAATATAAAATTCTAATTCTGCCACTGAAA